GCCATACTGCCACGGCACCAATCCTCCAACCTCTGCGGATCGTTTCACTGCTTCGCTCATGTCTGGAGGCAACGCGCCAACCAATCCCTGCTCTTCGCGCCGACGCATTTCAGCAATGGTGGCTGGACCTTGAGATGGCTTAGGTTGAGCAGAGATTCCTTGCGCCGCCTCGTAATCGGCAATCGATTTGAAATCCGATTCAGTGGGAGGATTTGGATTCGACCAATTGTATGTCTGGCCAGACGGAGATTTAATTGTTCCCATGATTACGGAGTGTAAAGGAATCCAGAAGTTGCGTTTGTTGCACCTGTGAACGGTGTAACACCGGGAGGAAGCGACGGAGCGGTTCCAGTCGAAGGAGTCGGAACCGATTGCTGCTGTTTACCGAACGGTGTAAATGATAGGCTGTACTTGCCAACAAGCTCATTGGCCAACTTTACCTGCTCACGGGTAATCTTGTACCTCGTCTTAAACTGATCGACCGTGTTGTACAAATCCTCACCCGCAAACGTGGCAAAGTTGTTCACGTCATTGACAAAGTTGTTGCTCTTGATGTCGCCAATTGCAGCCTTAAGCCTTGTTCCTTCTGACTGGGTAACAGCTTTTCCTGACGTCGCAAACGCTTCGTCGTTGAAGGTCTTTTGAAACCTCTGAAGCAGCGAGTATGCGTTGCGCTCTTCTTCAGTCTTCGCTGTCTTCGCTCTCCTAAGAAGTTCTTCAAGATTTCCGTCAATGATGCCGACGTAGTTCTGAATTTTATTTTTTCCGTACGTCTTCTCAAATTTGTTTAACTCATCGATGAGTTTTGCCGATTTTTGAGCCGTAGAATAGTCTCCGCTTATAACTTTTCCGTCGTCACCAGAAGGATACTTCCAATCGCTTTGCATCACATTGTTTTTGATTCCTGAAGCAGTACGAGCATCTGGTGTTCCAAACAGCTCTTGCCAATCCGCCACGGCATCATTTGCAACGGTCATTTTCATGCTATCGGAAGGATTGATACGCCCTGCTCGACGAGCCTCAACATTAGCGCGAGCAGTTTTGATTCGTTCAGGAAGAGGAATTGTTTTTTCTAACAGATAAACCTCTTCGGACATTTCTGTGCCGAGGTCTTTGATGGTCCGCCTTTCCTTCATCTGCTCTCTGATGACAGGAAGATTAGTCCGATAAACCTCTTCATTAATTTGCCCAGTCTGTGGGTCGAAAACATCAATGCCTTGGTTCGTCATTTCTTCGACGCTATCTGCTCTAAGTTTGTCGAACTGTTCGCGAGACTTGATAATTTTAGCTCGCGGAGAATACTGCTGAAGACCTTGGTACGCTTGAGTTGCCTGCTGGTTAAAAACTTTTGACCTAAAACGTGGCAGCGCAGGCATTGGAGACTTCAGCTCAGGATCGTTGAAATAGGTTCCAACTTCCTCATTAAACTTCTGAAACGTATCGTACTCAGCAGACTGTGCCTCCTGCTCCGACAACGCCTGAGCATAAGCATTCGACTGAATCTTGTTTTGAAGATCCGACTGACGCTGTTGCATGACCTGTTGAGCGGCCTGCATCTGCAATTGCTCCATCATCCGCTTCTGCGTCTGTGCGCGGTCGTAGAGGCTTGCGCCTAGCTGAATGGCCTGAAGCTGATTCTCAAGACCAACATTTCGGGAAGGTTGTAGATCCATAATGTTTTTGTTGGTTTAGCTTCCAAAACCAGTGCTAGTTGACGAATTCGGATTGTATCCACCGTAAGGCGAGTAACCGCTCGGCGCGCTGTACATGTTTGGCTGGTACGATCCGTACGGATTGTATCCGACGTTTCCGCTGCCGTAGCCGCCCATGTTTATGGTAAATCCACCACCACCGCCGCCCCCTTGTCCACCACCGCCACCGCCGCCGCCCATCATGCCGCCCATTCCACTACCAAACGCCATTCCGCCAATGTTCGACAACGAACCACCGATAGCGGCCATCATAGGATCAGGTTGAGCAGCAACTTGAGCAGCAGCCATGTCTCGATTGTACTGGGACTGATTCTCTTGCAGCGAAAGATTTATCCGCTGAGTCGGCGTGATGAACATGCTGCTCACGGAGAACGGTTGCGCCATTCCAAACGTGCGCTGCTGCTGGATGAAGTTCTGCGCCTGAGCAAGACCTTGATTCTGCCTTGCCTCTGATGCTCTAGCGTAGTTTTGAACAGCTCCAAAAAGCCCCGCTCCAGAACCTCCTCCGACTCCGCGAGATAAGGCTTGAGAAGCTGAGTACCGTTGAATATTGCGAGTTGCTTCAGGAGAGAGTTCGCCTTTTAAAGCCGATCCAATGTTGCTGCTCGCCTGAGAAATTAATTGGTCGTAACCGGGAATTGCACGACGAAGCTGCGCCTCAAGAAGGGTCTGCTCAGCAGCAGTCGTCTTGGTGGCCAATTCAGTGCCACTTTGAAGCGATGCGATATTTTGCTTTATCGCCGCCTCTTGCTCCTTCTCGGTGTTTACCCTCTGAAATTGCGGTACTTTGACCTTTTTACCGGCAGACATTGCCGCTCCACCGATCATCAATGCTGCACCAGCGCCTGCTGCTATGAGTCCCATAAATTAAAAAACCTCCTTCACAAGACGGTTGCCGTTCTCAATCGAGAACACCTTTTCAGGTTCGTGACGTTGGATGTTCATGGTAACAAGTCGAACGGCCTTTTCCTCAGGAAAAGCTCGCTCGTTATGAAAGCAATGAACCCATATCCGACGCAAAGTATCCACCTTAAAAAGTTCTCCCTCTTCGATTGTCATCACGCTATGCGACGCTGCCCATTTGTCGGCGTACTCGCGAAGCATCTGAACCGAAGGCAAATGAACCTCGTAACCAAAACGCTCGGTGCATTCTTTGGCCGACGATTCCGCGTCCTTCTTGACGTACACCTTGACCGAGTCATGCACGATAGCCTTCGGAAGATATCCGTAGGTCGAGCAATCAGCGACGTACTTGTAACGGTTCCGGTAATCTTCAATCGACTTTTTCCAGTTTGAGTCAGTCGCACCCTGCTCATGTAGGCCAATGCAATCATTCTCCAGCGAAAAAAGGACCGACATGAATGCCGATCCGAATCGTGGCAACCCGCAGATTTGAAAGAGTTTACCGTTCATTTTTCATGCACAAAGATGTCCAAGCCGCTGTTCGAGCTAACACGAAGATGGCCGACTCTGAACCGTGAATCATTCCTAGTTCGTTGCAAATTACTGCGCTGTAAAGAGCCGCATTCGGGTGAACGTCTTTTCCGACTTCTTTCATCCAGCCGTGAAGCTGTTTGATGCGGTCGTTTGCCTTCTTGAAGTCCACCTCAATAATCTCGCGCACCCGACTCCATGCTGGGTCGATGCTGTCCTTGAAGAACGAGTTCCCGAAACCGGGAATCTTCATGCCAGACAATATGGCCGACTTCAAAGATCGCTCGTCGAATTTCTCGTAAACGAATCGAGCAGGACCAATCGGACCATGAGCATCGCCAAGCGTAAGGATAGCGGAAGCAATTGCATTGGTTAGCTGCGCGCTACCAAAGAAAGCGTTTACCGCAGCGCCAGAGCTGGCGTTCTGATTGTTCCGAGCCGCCATGTCATGCGCGTCAAAGACAGACTGAAGCAACTCCAGTTTCTTTGGAGTCACTTCTTCCAGCACAAAGTCGATGTTGAGTTTTAGAACCATTGCGAGAATCCACCGCCGTTTAATCCGACGCCGACCATACGGATTGTAGCAACCGCGTCGCCTAGGTACTGCATCGTTTGCTCCTGAACAGCTTGAACAGCCTTTGCTTCGTAGGCCACTGCTTCCTGAATCAAATCGTTCTCCTCCTTGCGAATCGCCATGACCATCAGCTTGATGGCATCTGGAGAAGGCGGAATGAGGTAGTCATTGACGCTCGTCGCGTTGATATGGCGCATCTTCGCCATGACCGTTACCGGCTTATCCTCGTCGTTGTTGCAACGATCCGTCAGATAACTGCGGCGGTACTGCGGCAAAGTTTCATCAGGGTCGTAAACTGCCAGATCAAGCTCCAGCAAGGTCGTCGCATTGTACTCGTATAACCGGCTCGACGTGTTGGTTGCCTGACGAATGACGCCGGTCAGCGATATGAACTTCTTGGTCGATTGAACGTACGGCAACGCGAGGGTCAGATTCTCGCCGTCGATCCACACGCCGCCAGACAGCGTGCGAATCCATTGCCCGTTCTGATCGACACCTTGCAGGGTGATGGTCTTGCCAACATCAGAAGCGTCACCGGGATAGACTCGGATGAAGCTGTTCGTCTCGCCGGACATGTCGCGGTAAGAAACGACGGTGCCACGATCCACAAGCTGCTTGCCAACGCATGCGCCATTGCTCTCGCCGAGCAGTCCGTATCCGCTTTCCTGAAACTCGAACCATTGATTGCGAACCGTTCCTACGCCGCAGCAATCAGCCACAGACTCGATGGTTTCGATGTGACGCGGCCAAGTGATGCACCCTCCGACCGTGTGGATAGTGAAGCGTCCGTACGCACCTGCCCACAACCCCTTGTGCAGAAGCCGTCGGCACGCCTGATTGATGTAGTCGTAAACGCGAGGGTCATCGACGCAGACGCCGACTACACGGGCGATTGTCGAGCGAATGTCCTGAACGATTAGCTTCATTTGGTGTAATAGACTCGGATGGTTCGCTTGATGAAGTAAACGCCGTAGAACGGAGGAAGGTTGTTGTGGGCGACAGCGTTCTGAGTATCGTTGCCAGTCTTGTCGGCATTGGTGGTTCCAATGTCACCAGTAGTGATGCTCGGACCAGCTCCGCCGCCACCGCTTCCAGCAGCACCTTGAAGGATCTGTGTAGGGTACGAACCGAGTCCACTCCAAGACTTGTTGACGAGGTAATAATCGTCGTTTGCCGGAGCAATCAACTGAGCGACACCGTGAGTGTGTTCGTTGAACGGAGTCTCTGGAACAGTCAGCTTGTGTTGATCCTCGCCGACGATTGATGTCGATGTCGCCTTTCCCTGAACAACAACCGCACCACTCGCAACAAACGCTCCAACACCAACCGGAAAGCGAGCTTCAAACTCAGTGTCAACTTCCCACATCGGGCCAGTTATGCTTGTCGCCGTAGCTGTTCCATCACCGCCGTCGTACGAGAGAAGATCGGTAGTCGTTCCGACAAAGATGCGACGCTCGTTTGCCGCCGTAACTGGGTTTTTACGAATCCAGAATCCCTGATCGAAAATCCACCATTGCCCATCTTCATCAAGCCACGGATAAATCCGATTGTTGATCGCCGGAAACGTCGGTCCAAAATTGAAGAACGAGTTTCCAATCGTGCTGTTGAAAACGGCTTGCGTGCCTCCGATGATATCGTTGGCCAAGTTCTGGTAGTTCAACGGACAATAACTCACCG